AGGAAATCCGGCGCAGGAAATTTACGGAAAGATTCTGAAGATCGACAAGGAGTCACCGACTGCTGCATACAAGATTGCAATCGGCGGAATCTCTACTAATGCTGGAGAGTTTGCCAAATTTCGAGTCACGACTGGCGCCACTGATAAGTTGGTCGGTCTCGCATCTGGCGCACAATGGAATATCACAGTGGCATACGAGATTGACAACACTCAGACAAATCTGACATTTGTCAACAATGCTCAGGGTGCACAGAACCGTGCGATGGAGGTGACCGCGGATACCATCATCGACTTTACGGAGAGCAATCCATTCGGAGACCCATCAAATGTTTAGTGGACACTACTATCACGCCACAATTCGCAAGATGGTGTCCGTCTTCGGAACGCTATTCAACAACATTTCTGTGGTACGGAAAGACGGAAATGGTTCTGTCGTAAACATTACGCGCGTTCCTCTGGCGTATGGACCTAAACAGAAGTTCCTGGCTCGTCTAGATGAACAACCAAATCTGGACAATACGAAGGTTGCAATGAAGCTTCCTCGTATGTCATTCGAGATTACCACTCTGACGTACGATGCAAGCACAAAGATCAATCGTAACAATACGCTGACCTTTGCCGCAACGGATCCGGCTAGCCGCAAGGTCATTCGTACCTATGCCCCGTACCGCATGGGACTTCAGCTTTCCATCATGGCGAAGAATCAGGATGATGCTCTGCAGGTTCTAGAGCAGATCCTTCCTCATTTTCAACCGGAGTATACGGTTACCATTAAAGACCTGGACGAACTGAACCTCAAGACCGATGTGCCATTCGTTCTGACTGGAGTTCAGATGAATGAGGACTATGAGGGCGACTTCATTCAGCGTCGTGCCATCATCTACACTCTGGACTTTGAGACTCGTCTGAGATTCTACGGTCAGGTCAACAACAAGGAAGTGATTCAGAACGTTCTGGTGGATTTCCGTAATCCTACGACCCTCGATGGGATGGAACGCCTGGACATTGAGCAGCTGACGCCGACTGGTACGATCACGACTCAGATTATTCCGTTCACGGACTTCAATTAACCCCTCCTCTTCTATATCATGGACAAATCAAAAGAGATGATAAAGAGATTAGAGGAGAACCTGCCAGAACCTTTGCCAGAGAAGCCGGCAGATCATATCCAGGATGACTACGAGTTCTCTCGTGAGACGTATCGTAATCTGGTCAGCAAGTCTAACGAAGCTATCGAACAGATGCTGAGTCTGGCGATGCAATCAGAACATCCACGGGCGTTTGAGGTTCTCAGTAATATGCTGAAGAACACGTCTGATATGACCGACAAACTGATGGCGTTGCAGAAGGCCAAGAAAGATATACAGAAGAAAGAAGAAAAAGTACAATCAGAAAAACCGTCTCTGACACAGAATAACCTGTTTCTGGGATCGACCACGGATCTTCAGAAGCATCTGATTTCTCAATTAAAGGAACAAAATGTCGCAGCCGCAGAACAACCAGGGGATGTTCGTCAAGAACGCTGAACTTGGGTATCTAGGCAACCCGAGCGTCAAGCGAGACGGAGTCCAGCAGAAATTTACCGAGATCGAGGTCTCGGAGTACCTGAAGTGTATGAAAGATCCGGAGTATTTTGCCCGGACCTACGTGAAGGTGATTTCTCTGGACCGAGGCCTGGTGGCGTTTGAACCGTATCCCTATCAGGGAAAGATGTTCGAGCACTTTAACACGCATCGATTCTCCATCGTTCTGGCATGCCGTCAGTCTGGTAAATCGATCTCATCGGTCATTTACCTGTTGTGGTTTGCACTCTTTCAGCCAGATAAGACAATCGCGATCCTGGCCAATAAAGCGGCCACCGCTCGAGAGATGTTGGCTCGTGTGACCCTGGCGCTGGAGAATCTACCGTTCTTCCTGCAACCAGGTTGCCGAGCGCTGAACAAAGGATCGATCGAGTTCAGCAACAACTCTCGAATCATTGCAGCTGCTACCTCTGGTAGTTCGATCCGCGGTCTCTCGGTCAACCTACTGTTCATGGACGAATTTGCCTTCGTTGAGAATGCCACGACTTTCTATACCTCGACCTATCCCGTTGTTTCATCGGGTAAGACCTCTCGAGTCATCATCACATCGACGGCCAATGGCGTCGGCAATCAGTTCCATAAGATCTGGGAAGGTGCCGTACAGGGCATCAACGAGTTCAAGCCGTTTCGAGTCGATTGGTGGGACGTACCGGGCCGAGACGAGGAATGGAAACGCCAGACCGTGGCTAACACTTCTGAGCTGCAGTTCCAGCAAGAGTTCGGCAACTCTTTCCACGGTACCGGAAACACCCTGATCAACGCAGAGACCCTCCTATCGCTCAAGGCCGAGAATCCCATCTATACTCAGAACGGTGTCAAGGTGTATGAGAAACCGATCGCGGATCACAACTACGTGATGGCCGTAGACGTAGCCAAGGGACGGAACCAGGACTTCTCTACCTTCTCGATCATCGATGTGACTGCCCGTCCATTCAAGGTTGTGGCGTCATATCGAGACGCAATGGTCTCCCCTCTCATCTTCCCAGATACAATCTACAAGTATGCCAAGACCTACAATAAGGCGTACATCATCGTGGAGAGCAATGACCAGGGATCGGTGGTGTGCAATGGACTGTATTACGACCTGGAATACGAGAACATGTTTGTGGAGTCGGCTGTCAAGAACGGATCGATCGGTCTGACCACCACAAAGAAGACCAAGAGGATCGGATGTTCCAATCTGAAGGATCTGATCGAGGGAAAGAAGCTGATCATTCCGGACGCCGACACGATTCAGGAGCTCAGTACATTTGAGGCTGTCGGGTCATCTTATGAAGCCGCCGAAGGTAATCACGACGATACCGTCATGACACTCGTGATATTTGCCTGGTTCGTGGCCACCGATATCTTTGTGAATATATCGAGCATGGACATCCGAGACATGCTATATAACGAGAGATTACGCCTCGTCGAGGAGGACGTGGCTCCTGTAGGAATACTTGGCAATCTCGAGAAACCTACTGAGGACGACGGTCGTTTCGTCGATACGGATGGAAACGTGTGGGAAAGTTCGGCCTATTAGCCTAAAAACAGCTATTTATAAATAAAGGCAGCGAATATCCGTATTATGTTTCACATCAAACCCTAACTTTGAGCATCCTAAAAACTCATGGCATTCCAAGTATCACCCGGAGTTCAGGTCAACGAAATTGACTTGACCAATGTCGTTCCGGCTGTGTCCACCTCAATTGGTGGATTCACCGGAGCTTTCAACTGGGGTCCTGCCGAAGAGATCCGTACGGTCAGCAGCGAGAAGGAACTCGCCGAGACTTTCGGAACTCCAGACGACACGACCGCAAAATCATTTTTCACCGCTGCTTCATTCCTGAAGTAT